TGATGGCTGGATACGACCGATACTCCGCACAGTACCTGATCAAGGACCTGGAGAACTTCGGATACAAGACGGACTCGGTCTACCAGGGGGATAACTTGTGGCCCATCATCCAGTTCACGGAGGGAGTGCTGAAAGATGGCAAGCTGCACATCGGGGACAACGATCTCCTGAAGGTGCATTTACTCAATAGCGCGGTGAAGATGAGCGTGGAACGAGGACGCGGGAAGCTGATCAAGCTGAACGCGACGGACCACATCGACGGCACCGCGGCTTTACTGGATGCCATGACGGTCCGGGCAGCGCATTATGACGAGTTCGGACAGAGATTGAAAAACGAGGGGAAGTAAATGGGAGGATTGTTTGATAAAATTTTCAAACATGATCGGGAGACGGAGAAGGCCCTGACCAAATACACCGTATTCACTGAACTGAACGGCTACAAGCCGGTGTTCAGGTCGTGGGGCGGTGAGATTTATGAAAGTGAGCTGGTACGAGCTGCCATTGATGCTATCGCACGACACGCATCGAAATTGCAGCCGACCTTCTACGGATCCGCGAGGCCGTCCCTCATGGCGAAGATGAAACACGCACCCAACGAGTGGCAGACCTGGAGTCAGTTCTTCTACCGGGCCGCGACCATCCTGAGCGTGAAGAACACGGTGGTGATCGTTCCGGTGTATGACGCAGATCTGACTGTCACCGGATATTACCCTGTGCTGCCTGACAAGTGCGAGATCGTGGAGTACAAGGACGAAGCGTGGATCCGGTACGACTTCGGGAACGGCAAGAGAGCAGCCGACAAGCTGAGCCTGTGCGCGGTATTAACAAGATTCCAGTTCAAGCACGACTTCTTCGGGGACTCCAACTACCCGCTGAACGAGACCATGAAGCTGCTGGACATCAACCGGCAGGGCATCGAGGCGGCGGTGGAGAACTCCGCGTCCTATAGTTTCATGGCCCAGGCCGACAACTTCACGGATCCAGATGACCTGGAACTGGAGCGGCAGAGATTCAGCCAGAAGAACCTGTCGAAGGAAGCGGATTCCGGTGGCCTCCTGCTCTTCCCGAACACCTACCGGAACATCCAGCAGATAAAATACACGCCCTACACCGTGGACGCGGACCAGATGAACCTGATCCAGAAGAATGTGTCCATGTACTTCGGGGTAAATGAAGATGTGATGACGAACAAGGCAAACGGCGATGCGCTGGATGCCTTTTTTAATGGCTGCATCGAGCCGTTCGCGATTCAGATCTCCGAGGCCATGACCCGGGCGATGTTCACCCTGCGGGAGAGAGCGAATGGTGCGCGGTTTGAAGCTAACTCCAACCGGCTCCAGTACATGGCCACGACCGCGAAGATCACGATGGCCCAGCAGCTCCTGGACCGCGGTGTCATGAGCATCAACGAAGCCCGCGAACTGTTCAACTACACGACCGTGGACGGCGGCGATGCGAGAACGATCCGGGGCGAATATAAGAACGCTGACGAACTGAACGGAGGGAATGAAGATGCCGATCAAGAATGACAGAGAGTATAGAAGCATGATGATGTCGGCGGTGGACGAGGACGGCATGAAGGTCCGCGGATACGCCACCACATTCGACGATCCCTACACGCTTTACGAGGATAAAGACCTGGTGCTGCGGGAGATCATCGACCACGACGCTCTGGCCAACGCGGACATGAGCGATGTCATCATGCAGTATGACCACGAGGGCCGGGTGTTCGCCCGCATCTCGAATGGAACTTTGAATATCACGCCAGATGCGCACGGTCTGGCAATGGAAGCTGATCTATCGGGTACCGATCTCGGCCGGGGTCTGTATCAGGAGATAAAAGGCGGCTACACCACGAAGATGTCGTGGGGCTTCACTGTGGACAAGGAACAGGACGAATGGACATCCGAAACGGCTCCCGATGGGAGAGCGTTAGAGACCAGACGCATCCGGTCCGTGAAGAAGATCTACGATGTGAGCGCGGTGTCGCTGCCGGCAAATGACGCGACTGAAATTTCAGCTCGTAACCTCTCAGACGGAGTGATCGAAAGAGTGAAAGCGGAGAGACTTGAGCAGCTGGAACTTCGGAAACGGAAAATGCTCATGGAGGAACGGTTGAAATGACCAAAGACGAAATCATGGATCTGAGCATGGAAGAAATCGAGACCCGCAAGGCCGAGATCCGCGCTGAGATCGAAGCGGCAGGCGACCAGGCCGCGCTCGATGCCATCGATGAAGAGATGAACAACATCGAGGAACGGATCGCGATGATCAAACAGGAGACCGAGACCCGCAAGGCCGATATGGAAGCCGTGCTGGATGGTGTTGGTGCTCCGGTAGAAAAACCTGTGGAGGAAAGAAAAATGACTGATGTCGAAATCCGCAATAGCAAAGAGTATATTGATGCTTTTGCCCAGTACCTGAAGACCGGCAAGGCCGACGAGTGCCGCGCTCTACTTTCCCAGAACGGCGGCGGCACGGTTCCGGTGCCTACCTATGTCGAGAACCGCATCAAGACCGCGTGGGATCGCGTGGAGCTGATGAACCTGGTCCGCAAGACCTACATCAAGGGCAACCTGAATGTAGGATTTGAGCGCACCGCTGACCCGGCCTATGTCCACACCGAAGGCTCCGCGGCCAACACCGAGGAATCCCTGACGCTCGGCATCGTGGAACTGAAGCCCGAATCCATCAAGAAGTGGATCACCATCTCCGACGAAGCCCTGGATCTGTCCGGTGAAGCGTTCCTGGACTATATCTATGATGAGCTGACCTATCGCATCGCGAAGAAGGCCCAGGAAGAACTGATCGGCAAGATCACGGTCTGCACCGCTCAGTCCACCGCTGGCTGCGTTGGCGTTGGCGTTGTGGCCGGTTCTCCTTCCGTCGGCGTTATCGCTGAAGCTATCGGTGAACTGTCTGACGAAGCCAACAATCCGAGCATCGTTATGAACAAGAGCACCTGGGCACAGTTCAAGGCTGCCTACTATCAGGGCAACTTCCCGGCTGATCCGTTTGAGGGATGCAGAGTGTTCTTTGACAACACCCTTCCGACCTATAGCACGACCGGCACGGCTGGCTCCACCTGGGCCATCGTCGGTGACTTCGGCTTCGGTGCTCAGGCCAACTTCCCGAACGGCGACGAGATCACCATCAAGTACGACGATCTGTCCCTGGCCGAGAAAGACCTGGTCAAGCTGGTCGGTCGCGAGTACATCGCGCTCGGTGCCGTCGCGGACCATGCGTTCACGAAGATCACTTTCTGAGTGACCTGAAATCGGAGGAGGCAAGCTGAATGAAAACACTAATCTGTATACCCTGCATGGACATGGTTCACACCGAGTTCATGAAGAGTCTATTAGGAATGAGGCGGGTAGGAGAGACGAAGATCACGATCTCCTGCTCGTCTCTCATTTATGACGCACGGAACACAATGGCGCGGCGGGCCGTGAAGGAAGGCTTTGACAGAGTGCTCTGGCTTGACAGTGACATGGTCTTTGATCCCGATCTGATGGAGCGGTTATCCGCGAGACTGGACGAGGGGAAAGACTTTGTCACCGGCCTGTACTTCACCCGGAAAGCTCCGGTCCGTCCTGTCCTCTACAAAGAGTGCGGATACTACGAAGGGGAAGATGGATCTGTCTCACCGGTGGCCGTCTGGTACGACGATTACCCGAGGGACGACCTCTTCAAGATCGAAGCCGCTGGCTTCGGCGGTGTGATGATGACGGTGGACCTGATCAACAAGGTCGCCGGGAAATTCGGCTTGCCTTTTGCCCCGATGTTGGGCTTCGGTGAGGACCTGAGCTTCTGTGGTCGCGCTACACAGTGCGGCGCGGAACTGTGGTGCGACTCCACGATCAAGATGGGCCATGTTGGTCTCGGAACGATCACGGAGTCGGTTTACTTGTCACAAAAGGAGGATGGACATGGAGATTCTGGCAGCGGTGAAGCTGGCACTGAGAATCACGACTGACGCTTTTGATGAAGAACTGTCAGACCTGATCGTGGCGGCTTTGTTAGACATGAAGCTGGCCGGGATCCAGAACGCGGACACTGGAGATCCGCTCGTCAAGAGGGCGGTCATCACTTACTGCCGACTGAACTTCGGCCAGCCTGATGACTACGACAGATTGAAGAAGTCTTATGACGAGCAGAAGGCCCAGATGGGAATGGCTTCGGGGTACACGGTATGGACAAGTCAGTGATGTTTTATCTGCTGGTTCCCACGCAGACCCAGGACACAATGGGAGACTGGGAGACCACGCTCACCAAGAGACCTGTCTACGGCTCCGTGAGTTCTGTCACGGCGAATGAGTTTTTTGCCGGTGGGCAGAACGGATATTCACCCGAGATCAAGGTCACGATGTTCGGACCGGACTACGAAGGTGAAGAGAACCTCGAACTGGACGGTGTCCAGTATAGCATCTACAGAGTGTACCGCGGGAGAACGGACACGGCTGAACTGTACTGCGAGAGGAGACGCGGCGATGGTTAAAGGATCGGCAGACGACCTTGAGAAGCTGGTGATGAATGAGCTGGACCGATATGCCGGGATGCTTCCGGGATCTATCGAAGCAGCTCAGAAGGCCACCGGCAAGCAGGTCGTGAAGATCCTGAAGAACTCGGCACCCGGAAAGAACAAGAAGGAATACGCGAAGGGCTGGAAGTCAAAGACGGAAAAGACCCGGACCGGAGCAAACACCGTGATCTACAACGGCAAGAAGCCCGGTCTCGCGCATCTTCTGGAGTTCGGCCATCCGATAGTCTCGGGCGGTCGGACCGTGGGGCAGGCACGAGCCTTCCCACATATCGAACCGGCTGAAAAGGATGCGGAGCGCATCTACGAGGAAGAACTGACGAAGGAGTTGGAAAATGACACTTGATACGCTTTACACGACTTTGAGTTCGGTATATCCGACGGCGTACTGGAGCTACCCGGAAGGGAAGGCACCGGCCATGCCGTACATGGTGTACTTTGAGACTCCTTCGGACAACTTCGGCGCGGACAACAAGGTTTATCACAAACGGAACAATGTGGCAATTGAACTGCTCACGAAGACCAAGGACCAGACCGCTGAGAGCGCAGTAGAAAACGCCCTCGACGGTCTGGAACTTTTTTGGAACAAAGAGGAAACGCACCTCGACGATGAGGATGCGTATGAAGTTATCTACCATGTGGAGGTTTGAATATGGCGACTGCCAATAAAGTTCACTTCGGTCTGAAGAATGTCCACTATGCCCTGATCACCTACTCCAGCGCCGGCGTACCGAGCTGGGGCACGGTGAAGGCGGTCCCGGGTGCCGTATCGGTATCCCTGGCCCACGAAGGCAGCGACACGGACTTCTATGCCGATGATGTGAAATACTATCACCTCGCGGGGAACAACGGCTATACCGGCACGCTGGAGATGGCCGACTTCCCTGCTCAGATGCGTCAGGATCTCTGGAATCAGAGCATTTCCACGACCGGCAAGCTGCTGATCGAGGATGTGAATGTCCAGCCTGCGGAGTTCGCTCTGATGTTCGAGATCGACGGCGACCAGTCTCCCGAGCGTATCTGCTTCTACCGCTGCGTGGCTTCTCGTCCCGATGTGGCTTCTGCTACGAAGGCTGAGAGCACGGATGTTCAGACGCAGAGCTGCGACCTGACTGTCATGCCGGTGGTTGATCCCACGAGCGCATCTGTTATCAATGGCAAGGTCTACTACAAGACCACGGCTGACACGCCAAGCGGCACCTACACCAGCTTCTATAGCACGGTCAACACGACGCTGGCATAACTTGAAGGGGAGGCTCATCACCTCCCCGATTTTCTACAAGGAGGAGGCAAATGATCGAGAAGACAATCATGATCGAGGGCAGACCGGCGAGA